TTCGACAGCAATATCGTTTAATTTCATATTTTTCAAAAAAAGGAATCAAATTTCCTGTTTCAGTATTTTTGTATTTTTCCAAAATTTCATTGTATTGACCAAGAACTTTGTTACAAGTAAAACAGCGAATCGGTAGCATTTTTTGTAAAATTGATGACGAAAAATAATTCAACAACAATTTTTATAAAAATGGAGATTCATTATGTCAATTTATTGCACCGAAACGACAGAAAAGCTCTCATGGAAAAAGAATTAAATGTCATAAAAAATATTCCTATTCATCGTTTTGATGCAATTCAACCAAGCTTTCATCAATTATACGAGTTACAAGAAAAGGAAATAATTTCTAGGGATTCCTACATCAAAGTCTTGAGTGAAAACTCTAGTATGATTACTAAAGGAAGTATTGGATGCTTTTTATCTCATTGGGAATTGCTAAAAAAATGTAGTCAAGAACAAAAAATTTTCATCCTTTTGGAAGATGACGTTACACTTCATCCTGAATTTGAATCCATCGTAACAAAAGGTTTGGAATCCATTTATTATAACTTTGACAGAATTTATTTAGGTCAGCCTCATCCCTTGTGGAAAAATTTTGTAACAGATTTTAATTCTTATTTTTGGAAATTATCTGGTGGTTATTCTGGAACATTTGGATACATCATTCATCCTAATCATGCTTCCTTTTTATTAAAACAAATCAAATGTATTACTAATCATATTGATAATACATTTCTTACTTTGGATTCATTAGTCAAAGAAACAAAAATTCTACTGTTTAAAACTCCTCTAGTAAATACCGAAATTCATCGAAATAGAGATTCTAATGTTTTACTTCCGCGTCTACGCTTCAAAAAATTTTCCATGATCATTCCCTTTACTTTATGTTTTTATGATTGTCAAACCATTGAGGAATGGAAACAAAAAAATCCAAATTGCGCTACTCAAATTTTTGATAGTCAAGAAAAAGTGTTTGAATTTTTAAAAAATCATGGTGGATTTTTTGTAGGAAATTGTAAACGTTCTTGGTCCATTCAACCCATTTTTCAACACTGTGATTTAGTCATTGTCAAGGACTCTAAATTATTCTATGGATGTATTCCCGAAACATTTGAATTTTTGTTTATAAATGGTCACCATGATAGAAAAACTACTCTAGTTCTACCTGAATGGTTTTTAATTTAAAGAGTTGACATTTTTACAACTAGTTTAAAAACTTTTCTTTCTTTTAAAAAAACCATGACCAACGACCAACCCTTTTTGTGTCTAAATATGATTGTTAAAAATGAAGCCCATGTTATTGGAGATACGTTGAAAAAACTTTTAGAAAAGGTCAAGATAGATTATTATGTAATTAGTGATACAGGATCCACGGATGATACAAAAGCAATTATAAAAAATTTTTTTGATACCAAGGGAATTCAAGGAGAAATTTATGACGACCCTTGGAAAGATTTTGGATATAATCGATCCAAAGCTCTTGAACATGCATACAAAAAAAGTTCCTATTTATTAATTCACGATGCCGATGATGAAATAGGAGGAGAATTGGTATTACCACCCATTTCTAAGCACGATCCGCAGACTGGACAAGCTCTACTTGAACACGATTGTTACTTGTTTCAATTTGGAGACGCGAATGGAATTAGTTATTACAGAATTCAATTAATAAATAATCATAAAAAATGGAAATATACCGGAGTATTACACGAAGCTATTGGATGTTTGGAACCTAATTACACGCAAACTGTTTTGGAAGGAAAATATTGGACCATTTCTGGAAAATCAGGATCCCGAAGTAAAGATCCTGAAAAATATTACAAAGATGCATTAATTTTGGCCAAAGCGTATGAAGAATGTAAAGCCAATCAAGATTCTATTTATAATAGGTATGGTTTTTACTGTGCAAATAGTTATAAAGATGCTGGAAAACCTTTAGAAGCCATTGAATGGTATCTTAAAGTGTTGGACAATCAAAATTGGGTGCAAGAAAAGTATGTATCTTGTATAAATTTGTTTTATGCCTATCGAAAAATTGGAGAACAACAAAAAGGAATGTTTTATTTGGTTCAATCTTTTGCCTATGACAAGGAAAGGTTGGAATGTGTTGGAGAATTAGTATCTTATTACTGTGTAAATGGAATGTGTGATATGGCTTTTAAATACTATGAAATGGTTCAAGATTTTTATGAAAACAAATTTTTAGAAAGTCCCATGCAAGATAAACTTTTTATGGATACAAGCAAGGGAAATTTTTATTTACCTTATTACATGATTATTGTTTCTGAACGTATCAAAAAATATGAAACAGGAGTTAAAATGTATAGAATTATTTTTTCCAAGAAACATTGGGATCATAATGAGCAAATGGTGGCCAATAATTTGTATAATTTACAATTTTTCTTGGATAAAATTAATCCAACTGAGAAAGAAGAATTTGCAAAACTTTTTCAAGAATACTTGGTTTTTTTGAAATCCAAAGATTTTCCCTTGTACAAGTATGATTTTTTGCTAAATTATGAATCCTTTCTTGGTGTTCAAATACCGATAGAAAAACCTCAACCAAAATTCACACCCGAGGAATGTAAAGAATCTAATAAAATTTTATTTTACACAGGTTATAGTTATACAGGATGGAATTATACATTTAGTCTTTCGAATGCGTTGGGAGGCTCCGAAAGTGCGGTATGTTATTTGGCTAACCAATTTCCCAAGAATTTTGAAATTTATATTACTGGTGGTGTAGCGGAAGAAACATATGATAATATTCATTTTGTTAATTTTGATCATATGAAAGAGTTGATTCAAAACAATGCCTTCCATACGATTATTATATCAAGATATGTTGCGTTTTATGAAATGTATCCTTATTTTTCAGCCTATCAAACATTTATTTGGGGACATGATATTATCTTATTCCCTTATGGATGTTCTTTAAATGTAAATCAAATTTTACAAAAATGGAATGATAAAATTACTGCTTGTGTATGTCAAACAGAATGGCACCAAAACTTATTTTTGGGTCTATATCCAGAATTGAAAGAAAAGATGAAAGTGATTAATAATGGTATTAAAACCGAATTATTTTGTTTTGCAAATGTTAAAAAACCAAATCGTTTCTTGTATTCTTCTTGTACAGAACGAGGGTTGGGAAAATTGTTACAATTATGGCCAGAAATTAGTGCACGTCTTCAAAATGCTGAATTAATGATTTGTTCTTATAATGACTTTCCTAGAAATGATGATGAAATTCAAATGAAATGTATCATTGATAATACGAGTAATATTCATCACTTGGGTAAAATGAGCCCTCTTAAACTTTATGAACTCATGAGTACTGTTGATTATTGGCTTTATCCAAGCTATTTCCAAGAAACCTCCTGTATTACGTCTTTGGAAATGTTGGCTTCTAAAGTAGTATGTTTATATTATCCCGTAGCTGGTTTAGTAAATACCTTGGGAGATTATGGAATTCCTATCAAAGAAGGAAATGAAATTGAAACATTGATGAGTTTGACCGAGTCACAAAAAGAAACTTTACGAAATAAAGGCCGTCAATATGCTATGAATTGTTCATGGAAAGATAGAGCAAAATGTTGGTTTGATATTATTTATCCTGATTTTCAAAAAAAAAAGCCGAAATTTTCGACAAAAATTGTAAACATGAAAAGGAGACTGGATCGCAAGGAGGCTCTAGAAAAACTGCTACAGAACGCAAACATGACTTCTTACGAATTCGTCGAGGCTGTAGACGGTGAACTTTTAAAACCCAATGAAGAACTTCGACTTCTTTTTGAACGGAATGACAATCAATATAAACGTGGGGTGTTAGGATGCGCTTTAAGTCATATTCAACTTTGGAAACAATTAACTCTAGACTTGGAAAACGATTTTTATATAATTTTAGAAGATGACATTACCCTCTGTGAAAATTTTAAAGAAAAATTGGATTATTGTGTGGAACAATTTATTGAACAAAATTTAGAACATTTAGGATTAGGAGAGTATAATACAGCTAAAATTCTTAATCAAGATTTGAATAAATTGGAAATTGTTGAAAAAGATCCTTATAAAATTTGGAATATAACTTTTGCCTATATAATTAGCAAATCAGCCGCACAAAAATTAATCAACTTTATGAATAAATGTAGTGTAAAAAGTGCAATAGATAATGTACAATCTTATGGTTACGTCATTCGCTATCACACTCTAAATGAATTAATTGTTCATGGACAATTTGTGAATAATTCATTTGGCTCCGATATTCAATCTTCTTCATTACTTTTATTTGATTCTAAAATTGAAACTCCAAAAACCATCAAAATTTCTTTTTGTGACTGGTGGCAAACGGAATATTGTGGAGGAATATTCGACGGAAATAATAATTTTTTCACCAATTTACTCAAAAAATATAGTCTAGACAAAAAAATAGAATTTGTTCCACACCATCAACAACCAGATATTCTATTTTATAGTATTTTTGGAAATCAACATTCTCAATATACAACGCCTCGTAAAATATTTTTTTGCGGAGAACCTTATCCCAATCGTAAAGAAGCCGATTTTAATCTTACGTTTGACAAGAATGACGAGAATAATATAAGATTACCTTTATGGTTATGCTATACCAATACATTTTTATTGGAGGAGTGTGATCGTCGTAAAAATGGTATTGTAAATGCCCCAAAAAACAGAAAGGGTTTTTGTTCTTTTATTGCTTCAGGACCTGGTTTAGAAAATAATCGAGAAGATTTTGTCAAAAAATTGTCGGCTTATAAAACTGTAGATTGCGGAGGAAATTATCTTAATAATATTGGACATTCTGTGCCTTTAGGAATTGAAGGTTCAGGTAAAATAAAACATAATGAAAATTACAAATTTGCCATGGCTTTTGAAAGTAAATCTTATCCAGGATATGTGACTGAAAAAATTTGTGATATTTACAAGTCTAAATGTATACCTATTTATTGGGGAACCCAAGATGTTATCATTGATTTCAATCCGTCTACATTTATAAATGCAAATGATTTTAAAGATTGGGATGAACTTGTAGAATATATTAAAAAGGTGGATAATGATGATCAAATTTATGAGTCTTACTTTAAAGAACCATTTTTTTCCAACATGTGGATGGATATTTTCAAAGACCCCAATCATACGTTTAATAAAAATGTAGCGGATTGTATTCTTGGGAAACACACTAAATTAGTAGATAATGCTTTGAAAAAGTTGGAAAAATTTCCCCAGTTACGTGAAATATTTAATAAAAATGAAAAATGGGCTGTTTTGGTGGATCCTCTATTTAAAATACAAATTTTGGAAGATTACATAAACGTATACAAAGATTTGTTTGATATTGTTTTAATTGACAATGTTTCTAAAATAGACTCTAGTTTTGATAAGATATTAGGTGTCGATTTAAATTGTATGAATCGTGCAATGGATAAAATCCAAGATATTTCAAAAATTCATCATCTTAATGTAGAGCAATTACATTTAAAATCAAATATAGAATTAATTCAAAAAATAGTAGAACGATTTCCCGATTGTAATATTTATGATTATAGTCAAACTAATTTACGAATTTTACAAAACCAAGGTTTTGATCAAAAATTAATATTCATGTCTTATTTTGACTCTGAGAAAGAAATCAAGTATTTGAAAAACTTACAACAAGAAATCAAAACATTTGATTTTGGAATTATTCACTATACAAAACAACTTTATTGTCCTCGAAGAATTGAGATTTGCGAAACATTGAAAAATTTGGGATTTTCAGTTCACATTGTCGATGGATTTGGAGAAAAAAGAGACGCTGAATTAGGCAAATGTAAAGTTATATTAAATATACATTCAACACCTACCAAGGAGCCTAATCGAATATTTGAACATTTACGTTGTAATCGATTATTATACGCGGGATACAAAATTTTATCAGAGGATAATTGTGATGATATGGATTTGGATTTTTTGAAAGAGCATGCTAAAAATTTGAAATTTCTAAATTATAGAGATTTTAAAAACAAGGCCAAAATAATAGAATTATTTCCAGAATTAGGGGATTCCATAAGTATGAAAATATTTTCTATTTGGCATCATAAAATATTTGACCATTGTTATGAAAAGTTGGATAAGAAAAGTTTATCCAAGATTTGCATGTTTGATGTAAATCCCTCTTATAAAAAAGAGTTTAATAAGGACAAGAATTATGAAATTATACGCGAATACGAACTACCCTCTTATGATCACACTTTACAAGTTACCAATTATTGTCAAACATCTTGTTTTTATCATGTTTATAAAAATAAGTTGTATAATAATTATTCTTATGTAGGATTTATCCAATATGATATGGAATTAGAAAAAGATTTTGTAACGGATCTTGAATATAATATTCATAAAAACCCAGAGACAATTTTTTACAATATGGCAATTGGTTATGGAGGAAAAGTTGAATATGAAAAACTTTGTGAACCTTATTCCAATTCTGTGCTTGAACAATATAATAATTTTTTCAAGACAAATTATACCATTCATTCTATTTTGAAAAATCCATTATCCAAAGATTTTGTTTGCTTACATACATTTGTAATTACTTGTAAATTGTTTGAGAAAATGATGAAATGGTTTTGTTCCATAATGGATTGGCTTTACATTAATTATATGAATAAATATTATTCTAGTCCAATGTCTGATTTATCGGAAGCCATTTTTGGTTTATTTCTACTTTTGGAAAGAATTCAAAATTCACAAATGGGATTTTTACCAATGAAACTTGTTCACGAATGGCCAAAATTACATGATCAAACTGAATTTAACAATTATAAACAAGGAAATTTATACTTTAGTTTACAACAACTAGCATCCAAAACAGAAAATAATAATAAAATAGAAAAATATGAAAAATTATTTAGAGAACGACAATTTACTACACAATCCGTTTTGGAAATTGGAAATAAACAATGTCATTCACTAAAACTTTGGAATGATTATTTTGTAAATGCAAAGATTTATGGGACGGGAACTCAATTTCCTGAATATTTGTCACATTATTCTAGAATTAATTACAAAGTTGGGAACACTACGTCACAAGAAATTGTTGACTTTTATAAAACCATTGGTTTATTTGATATAATTATTGATAATGGACCTCATTCACTTAATACGGTGGAAAATTATTTACAATTACTACAACGTAACGGAATTTTAGTTATTAATGACAATATTGATAAAAACTTGTTTAATGAATGGAAACAAAATGTTCCATTTCATTTACAAAAATACATTACGATAAATGAAAACATGTTTATAGTTAAAAATTGTGTAGATAAGTTACAATTCAAGTATGGAGTTGAAAATAATTTAGTAGATGTTTCTAAACGTGTTGAAAAGTTGTCAAATAATTGGATCTACATTTCCAAAGATAAAAATACTTTATTTGGGGATCCTGTTCCCATGGTGGAAAAATATTTACAAGTATTTGATTGTGAAAAACTATTACATTCAATTCCAGAAAACGATTTTGGATTTTTCAATTCAGTTTCTCACGAATTAGTTTTGAATAAAATTCCAAGTATTCCGTATGTTTCTAATAATCTATGGATATTTTATGGCTTTGATCAACATAATTACAATGTTTTGGAGGACTACATTACGTCATTACAATCTAAATATCAAATTAAATACACTAAAGATTCTGTTTTTGCTAGGAGTTGTTATCCAAAAAAACTAAGTTTCATCATGTATATCCAAAATCAAGAAATTATTCAACATTATAATAATGATTCCTCTATAGAAATCAGTTTTTTGAACACCGAACCTTTAAGTATTAGGAATAATTTAAATATTGTCAAGGAATACAGAAAATTATACCCTACTTGGCCAATTTATGATTATAGCTTGGAAAATATTGAAATATTGGTCCAAAACGGAATTTCACAAAATGTTTACCATTTACCTTATCTTTGCTCTCCAAAAGAAATTGACTACTTGACAAGATTAAATAAAAATATGGAAAAAGATTTTGATTATGGATTTATCGTGCATGGAAATACTAAAACAAATACAATTGACGCAATTATTACTAAACGTAGAAAAAATGTAATTAAACATTTATTAGATCAAGGATTTTCCGTGCATATTATATCTGGGTGGGGGGTTGATCGAGATCGTGAAATTGCTCGTTGTCGAACTATTTTGAATATACATGGAGAACAACACACCAATGTTAGCACTAATTTTGAACATATTCGCTGTGATCGATTATTAGAAGCTGGGTTTAGAATTTTGAGTGAGCAAAGTTTACATTTAGGCCAAGATTTCCAAGATAAATATCAAAATTTGTCTTTGATTCGTTATGATGATTTTTTCCAAATTAAAAAAAGCACGATTCCTCTTTTAGAGTTTTTGACGCAACATTACCATATTAGCGCATGGTTAGGTCATCTGGAATTCGCTATGAAATTAGTTGAATTGGTAAAACCAAATGTAATTGCTGAACTTGGAGTCGACTATGCACATTCAACTTTTGCGTGGGGATTCCATGCTCAAGGTCAAGTTTATGGAATAGATTGCTTTGAAGGAGATCCCCAAGCAGGATTTAGTGATAAAAAGCAAGAAATTTTGAAAACCAAACATTATTTAATAAATAGTGGGATCTTAAAAGTGGATAATATTAAACTCATCAAGGGTTACTTTGATGATGTAGCTCCACATTTTCATGAAAAAATTGATATTTTACATATTAATGGTCTACATACTTATGAAACGATCAAGAATGATTATAATACATGGATTTCTAAAACAACTGAAAACGCCGTCATTGTATTTCATGATGTAACAAGTTATCCTAATGATGTTGGAAAATTATTTGCTGAAATTCAACATTCTAAATTTTATTACCAACATTCTGCAGGATTAGGTATAGCATGTAAGAATTATTCAACATTTAAAAAACTTTTAAAAGCAGATTTACCTTATAAAAATAGAATTATTTATTGTGCCAAAAAATATTGTTTCATTCATAGCTGTCATTTGGCAGACAAAGGCACAAAACGCCTTGAATACTTGGTTAAAACCTTGAAAGAATCTGGGATTTTGGAAACTTTAGAAAAAGTATATATTAATAATATTGGATTGCCTATAGACAATAATTTTGGTGAAAAATTTGTAGTGACGAATGAGTCTTTGGATTCATCTCTACACGAAATTCCCACCTTGAATAAAATCAAAGAGTTTTCGAAAACTAATCCTAATAGTTACATCTTGTATTTACATACAAAGGGAATTAGTTGGCCTGATGACTATCAAAATGAAAATGATTGGATAGATATGATGCTCTATTTCTTGGTTCACAGATTCCGTCAATGTATTTCTAAATTGAATAAAGGATATGAAACTCTAGGATGTAATTATACGACAAAAGCCCATGGTAAAGAAATTCCTCATTATAGTGGAAATTTCTGGTGGGCAAAAGCAGAATACCTTGATCAATTGAATTCTCTTTCTCCTAAAAGTCATAGAAATGATGCAGAGTTTTGGTTGATGAAACAAAAACCAAATTGGTATTGTGTATTTGATTCTAAAGTTGATCATTATAAAACAAGATATCCTAAAGAAAAATACGTTGGTAATAATTATGTATTTGAATATGGAACTGAAGAACTTAAAACAGATGTTACTGAAATTGTTTATCAAAAATGTTGGACCAAAATCATTATTCCTCTAGACAAAAACTGTATGTTTGGAGACCCTTGTTTTATGGTGGAAAAGTTTGTTTTTGTCAAGGACAAGGTGTACAAGGAAAATGAAATTATCGAATTAAATTATCAAGAAAATTTGGATATTTATTATGGGACGCATTCTCTAAAAATTAATGTTACACAGATTGTGTTGGATCAATGTATTATCGAATTTAACATTCCTGAAAATAAGAATGAATTGTTTGGAGATCCTGTTCCAGGACAAGTTAAAAAATTATGGATATATCATTTGAACAAAATTCATGTAAAGGATGAAACTGATATTTTTAGGTTACCATTCATTGATCAACCAAAAAAGTATTGTTTTATTCATAGTTGTCATTTAGAAAAATCGGGAACCAAAAAATTGGAAAATTTAGTAACAAGGATTAAAAATTCAAATTTATTGGATAATATTGAACATGTCTATATTAATAATATTGGATTACCCCTTCAAAATACATTTGGTTCAAAATTTATAGTCAATAACTATTCAGAAAATCCTTTTTTATATGAAATTCCTACACTAAACAAAATTTTGGAATTTTCAAAAAATAACCCCAATTCTTATATTTTATATCTTCATACGAAAGGAATAAGATATGTAGATGATTATATTGAAGAGAATGATTGGATCGATATGATGTCTTATTTCTTAATTGATCATAATAAAAATTGTTTTACCAAGCTTGATGAAGGATATGAGACGACTGGTTGTAATTTTGTTCATTACCGTCATCATTTTAGTGGAAATTTCTGGTGGGCTAAAAGTGATTATTTATCCAAATTGGACCCTCTGGATGAAATAAATCCTATTAAAAACGAAGCAGAGTTTTGGTTGTTTTTCAAATCTCCCAAATTTTATTGTTTACACAGTTCCAACGTAAATCATTATTCAACTAGATATCCAAAAGAACTTTACTATTCAAACAAATTTATCATCCAATATGGAAACGATGAAAAGCGTATAGATGTAACAGAAATAGTTTATAATGAATGTAGTCAATTAGAAATTCCTGAAAATAAAAATCAATTGTTTGGGGATCCTTGTTTTGGAGAAAAGAAAAATGTTTTTATTGGTGAAAAAATTTATAATGAAAATGAAAAGGTGTGTATTGAAAATTCAAAAAATCTAGAAATTTTTTATGGAACGGAGGATTGCAAAATAAATGTTACGGAAATTTGTAAAGAAAAGAGTCCAAGTTTAATTATTATACCCAAACATAAAAACGAATTATTTGGAGATCCTTTACCTGGAATAGAAAAGAATATATATATTCAGGATTCTTTTGGAAATAGTTATCAATACAAGGAACATGATTCCATTATTATCGATATTAATCAAAACAAGGTTTATTTAGATCACCTTACAAAGTTATCTTTCTTTGAACCAAAACGTTTTTCTTGTTCCAATTTATTACAATTAGGAACTTCTAATAAACAATGGAAAGAGTATTTTATTCGTGCTGATATTGAACAATTAGACTCTAATTTTGAGGAAATTTGTTTGACTTTGGAAAAAAAAACTTTTGATGTTATTGTATGTTCAGTCAATTGTTTAAAAACAATTTATTATTTGACAGAAAATAGTGCTTTATTTTTGAAAAGTAATGGATGGCTAATTTTTGAAAATTTGGAAAATGTTGAAAAAGTTGCCAGTTTTATACCTTGTCAATGCACTTTTATAGAGCATGAAAATTGTTTCATTATTCAAAAAATAGTTGATTAATAAAATTATTCAAATATATTTCTAGTTTTAAAAATCTTGTTTTTAAAACTAGAAATTATATTTAAAAAGAATATATTTATCTATAAATCAAAATGAAAATTCCTATTATAATTGTTTGTTATAACAACTATCAATATGTTGAAAACACCATTAGACAAATTTTAAATATAAATGCTGAATTGGAATCCGAAATAATTATTTTGAATAATTCAAGCACTGAAAAAAGGACAATAAAATTTTTGGAGAATTCAAAACTTTGTATTTGGAATGTTGAAAATAATGGTCCATGGATAAATTCTCAAAAAAATGTATATCTATATGACAAATTACCAGAAAAATATATACTGACAGATCCAGATCTAGAGTTTAGTGTAAATTTACCCCCAAATTTTGTAGAAATATTATCAAATCTTTCGGACGAATTACAATGCTTTAAAATAGGATTTAAACTAAAGAGAGATATTGAAAACATGTTTCCTTTTAAAGAATTTCATGAATCTGTTAATATGCCTGAAGAGCGAATTCAACACCCTAATTATGAAATTTATAATAGTTATATTGATACAACATTTGCGCTCTATAATAAAAAGTTTTGTAATCAATTAACAGAATACATAGCAGTAACCATTGCAGGGAATTTTACTTGTAGACATTTACCCTGGTATCCTAATGATAATATTAATAGTTTAGAACAAAAATGGCAGTACTTTTTAAAAAATAATTTGATATCCAGTGTTAGTAACTACTTTTTGAGATACATTAATGATAATTTTATTCGATTAGAAATGAATAATGTTGTTTTCTATAATTCAAAAGAAGCGTTTTTGGAAAATTTTAAATTTCGTTTTTATTATGGTGTCGATGAAAATAAAATTGATGTTACTGTATCTACTTTAAATCAATTTATGAAAGATTTTATGATTTATTTACCTGCCAATGACGCCCTAAGAGCAGAAAAGCTTGGAGATCCTTGTTATTTAACCCCAAAAACCTTTTTTATTTATTATGAAAGTGAACTGATAAAATCTTTCGATTCCAATGAGGAAATTAGTTTTCATATAGTCATGGATGAAAGATCAACTCGGTGGAAAGAATTTTCAAATAATTTAAAAACGAGTTTTTATTATGGAACTGAATCGAATCAAATAAATGTTACCAACAAGGTTTTTTCAAGCTTTTTTAACAATAATGTCATTACAATTGAAAATAATGATCTCACAAGAGCTGATAATTTAGGAGATCCTTGTTTTTTAACTGAAAAATCAATATTTTTATACTATGAAAATAGGCTAATAAAAACTTTTACGGCTCAAGAAAATATTCTAGTTTTGATTTCTTGTAAAAATAAATTTGAAAATTATTTTTGTGTTTCTAAACGAAATCAATCTTTTTTTGTAGATTTAAAATTCAATCATAATTTTTGGACACGGCATTATGAAAAAGGATGGGAAGAAAATAATTTTATAATTTATGATGAATATATTTCAAAAAATTTAGATTTTATTGATATTGGTGGATGGAATGGTTGCACATCTTTATACGTAGCTCAAAATTCAAGAAAAGTAATTTCTTTGGAAGCCGATTTACTAGCTTTGAAAGAATTCAAGAAAAATATTGATATTAATCAACAACATAATATTTATATTCTTGAAAAAGCTGTATATTATACATCGAATACTATTATAAATTTTGGTAGAAATTCTGGGGATTCAAATTCAAAGTGGGGAGATTCAACTTCGCAAATTCATGATTCTATATATTATAATGATGATATAAAAACGATTACTATTTCTTTGGAAGATATTTTAAATTATCAAGGAGAACCCGATAAAATTTCTTTAATCAAAATAGATATTGAGGGAGGTGAAGAATATATTTTACAGCAAATTTTAGATCTTGAAACTGTAAATAGGTATGTTTCCTTTCATTATGATTGGTGGAAAAACAAAAATTTGGATCGTTTTGAAAAATTAAATCAGCATCAAAAAAATCAAATACGTCAAAATCCATTTTGTAGTTTATTGTTTTCAAAAAAAACCTTTTAAAAAATAAAAAATACATGTCTAAATGAGTCATACTAGTTCTCAAACAATTCTTTGTATGAAACCCAATTGGTTAGGAACTGGGTTATGTAATCAATTATTTTTTATTATTTCTACCATTATTATTGCTCATCAAAAAAAAATTCCAATGGTGAGTTTTGATGATTTTCGTCTAGAACCAATGACTGATAAAATGCGCCCTTTAGGAAATATAATTGATTTGTGTTTTCTCAATCAAATTTCTCAAAAGTACAAGGTGGAAATTTTTGAGAAAAAAAATATACAATTCAAATTATTAAATGTAACTTTTGGAATGGAATCCAAACAATTGGATGTAACAAAAATTATTCAAGAAAGATTTGTCAAGAATAACGAATTATATATTCCAAAAGATACAAAATTAATTCAGCTTCAAGAAGATCCATGTCCTGGGCAACTAAAAAATCTTTTTATTGAATTTTCTTTGAATGATAAAGTTTTCAATGAAACTCATAATGAGTACTTGAATACAAGTATAGATATTAATCATTATCATTCTTTCCAAAATTGGAATGATGCGGATATTAATACACATAATTCTATTATGTTTAATGAAATATTGAAAGATTTACAATTTCACAAAAAATATAATTTTTATATCCATGATGTTTTAGATTTTAATTATCCTAAGAAAATTAATGTAATTCATTTACGAATTGAAAATGATATGAATGGACATATGGCGAAAGAAAATAAAATGAATGTTGAGACCTATATAACTACTTTAGAAAATGTATATATTTCTTGTATACAAAAATTTTTTGATAAAAAAGACTTGATTTTCTTATTGAGCTATAATTTTGAAAATAATGTTGTCAAGTTTTTAAAAAAACAAGGATACAATTTTACCACTACCCCCAAAAATTTTTTCGAGGGAAGAGAACAACATGCCATTATTGATTTGATGATTGGAGAACAATGTAGTGGAACGTTTATAGGGAATTGGAATCATCAACGAAATGTTGGATCCAGCTTTAGTTATGTAATTGGAAAAAGAATTAAAGACAAACATGTAAAACAAATTTATATTGATTTGTATGACATACAAAAATTAGTATGTTAGTGGAATAACATCAGGAGGATCCATGTCAACATACAAAATTTTAGGCATGGTGGAAGGAATTTGATGATAACAAATTGATTTATAATACAAAGAATAACAATCTGTCCATGTATTAGAACCGTGATCTCCAAGCCATGATTCGCACGCGAAACGATCCTGACTTTTTTCTAAAGGTTTACAAGTAGCTAAATAGCTACCTCTTGCCCACCAAAAATTAAACCAAATCCAACCTCTAATACTTGGAAACAATCCTGCTTTTTGTATATTAGGACAACGTTTAAATATAGAAAGAGTATTATCCCAATCCAGAAATAAATTCATGGTTAATTTTCGATTCATGACAGATCTCCAAGTATGAGGATGATTAAAAAACATTCCTTTGGAGTGTAAATATACAAAAATTTTATCTGGAAATTCTTTGGCTAATTGGGAAATTTTTTCAATCGCTGGAAACTCATATTCATTTTTATAAATAGGAGTATAATCCACTTCTTTTTGAACCATACCTGAAATTAATTCTTGTACTTGTCTAATTTCAGTTTCTGTTCCTGAAATAACTACAAATAATTTTGCTTTATCCAAAATCTTGCATCGTAACATATCTCCAATTTGACCTGTTATAAAGTCGCCCCAATTTTTATCTGGATTAATACATATAAAATAGACAATATAAATAGGCTCTTTATCGTTTAAGTGTTGGATTGTATCCACGCCTACATAATTTTTACGTATTGAATAATGAGTAATTGCTTCTTCTTTTGTAAAAATGTCGTTGGAAAAATTTTGTTGATATTGTTCCCAATCCCAGTTATCTGGTAATTCGCAATATTGACGGTTTTCATATTTACCTATTTTTCTGTAATGATGAACAACTTTTTCGTCGTCAAAATTCGTAAGATCCTCATATTTATTTTTATAAAATTCAATGTCAAATGCTTCCGGTAGCACCATTTTTATTTTCA